TCTTTATGATTATCTTCCATCAACTCAACAGCATACAACATATTATCAACAATGTGCTGTTCGGAATGATACTTCCTAAGAGCTTTGAGTAATTGAACTAAAAAGTTACCATCACCAGCACAGTTATCAATAAATGTAGAATTTGGATCTTTAAGAACTTCTTCTGGTATCTCAGCAATCATTTTATCGATCAACTCAGGAGGAGTAAAAACCTCCTGAGTTTGTTTAATTCGTTCATCGGATCTATCTAATTTAGATCCATGTAGTTTGTTATGTTTGTTTTTAGAGGACATTTGTGCGCTTTAGATATTCAACTTCTTCTTCGGTAAAACCAAATTGTTCAGGCAGATTATCATAATCTGTGATTTCAGGAACTTCCCCATTCTTAATGGCAGCAGTAAATCCTGCAGTCTTTTTATAATTGTCAATGAAAAACTGAATGATTTTAAGATCAAAAATCTTAGTAAGACGATCCCCTTCTTCTTCCGAAGTAATAGGACACCAACAATTAAACATACCTACAAATCCATTGGAAGTAAAAATACCACCATTTTTATAGGTAGAAGAGAATGGAACAATAAACTTTAGCACATCTCCAGTTGTAGGAACAATGTTAGTGCGCTTGACTTTTTTAGAAGAATGGTAAATCTCATATTTACCATCAGGAATGTGATCCTCCTTAGCAATTGCTTGACCCATCTTCAAAGGAATGCGTGGATGATTTGAGTTAGCAATTTTATTAAGAATAGAGTTCTTGATTGCAGCATCTCCAACTAAAGGAAGACCATCTCGCAAATCCCAAGTGAAGGAACCATCATGAGTAATCACGACAGTTTTACCTTGATATGGTTCATTTGTAAGGTGCCAACGACAAATAGCAACACCTTCAACAAAATAATCGTCTGCTGTATAATCAATCAACTTTAGATTATATTTGGTAGAGAACAACTTCATGAACTTCTTACCTTTACCAGTAGTACCTAGAACAGATGCGGGAGTAACCTCACACACATCTCCACCAGGAGCAATCAATTCAAGATGCTGTTCGACTACAATAGGCCAAAGTTTATTATTCTTTGCCTTCTTAGTAGGATCGTTATATGGGGGGTTGGCAAGAATAGCAGTAAACTTCATATTTGGATGAGAACCAACAACATTGACACTACCATTTACATATTTTACACGATTGCGGTGACTATCGCAACTCTCCCATACAGTAATGTTATTTGGATTCACGCCTCTCTCCAAAAGACGAGCAGTATGAGATCCACTAGGATCACCAAACATATAAGTTTGGGTCAAATCCTTACAACCATCAATCATAGAATCAAAAAGTTTTACAGGAATACTCTGTTGAGTTTGAGAAGATACTGACAATTCATTAATGGTATTGGATACAGAATCCCTCATACTTTTTTGAATGCTATTGGAAACAATACCAATACGACGAGTAAGAAGTTCAATGCTGTGTGGGTTTTTACGAATAACCTCATCAAGAATACCCTCATGATCACCAGTAACCGAAGGATAAATCTCAGAACCAATTACATCATTGATTGAATACACGTTCTGACCATTTCTAATGATATAAAACATGGTCAGAGGAATAGATTCAAGCAGTGCCTTGATAGTTTGCTTCTTCAGAGTATCAAGGTCATCAGACTTTTTTACACTTTCAGTCTCCCGAACCACACAACTTTTATTATTGGCACCATTATCATTAAGTTGAGTCTCTTTCATCACAGTAGTGAGATCGGTCTTAATATTCAAATTAAAATCCCCAACTCCACTCAAATCTAAAGATTCAACAATACTTGTAATAGTAGAGATACTTCCTTCTACATCTGCAGCAAGAGCATCCTCAAGCATTTCCTTAGACAGAATTTGGAATCCATTATTCCATTCATGGATATTTGTAAAGTCAATAACACTATATTGAGAAAGTGCAGGATTATTATCACATGCAAGTTGGAAAGCAGTATGAATGGCACGGAGACAACGTTGAGCATCAAAATCAATTACCCACCAGTCATGATCACCAGAACCACCACGGAAAGCAAACTGAGTCCAAAACTCAATTGATTCTCCACCACGGCAGTTAATAACAGTATCAATCTTCTTAGCAGTCACACCAAGAACATTTGCAGATTGAGTGATGATCAGTGCTTTTGGATGCTCATCCAGAAAGCGATTGATATCATCTTGATCGTTTTTAGTATCAGAAGTAACTACCAGAGCAGGATAATAACAATCAACCAATTCCTGAAATGCATGACACGCTTTAACACTGGGCATTGCCATCATGTGATAAGTACCTTTAAGAAGACGATCTCCAATACGAATCTCACGTTGAGGTCCAAAATAATTATGAATAAACTCACGGACAAGAGATTCATGAAGAAACTTGTCTCCCTTCATGGTAAAGATATTCTTCATGGCATCTGGATCATCACCAAACAACTCTTGATATGCCGAAGTTTGATACTTTGCGAAAGCAATGTTCATCTTAGGACGCTTAAATACACCACGTTGAACATCAAGTTGCTCGTCAAAATAAGTGTAAACAAACTTCTGATCTTCCTCAGGGAACATCCAACAAAGTTTGTGAGCAGTGCCAGAGATATAGCAGGTGCGAGTGTTTAATGTGTTGCGAACTTGCACAAACTGATCAGCAGTTCCACCAATGTGTGCTTCATCAAAGGCAAGAAAGTCAACATTACTAATTTTATCAAGACGTTTGATAATACTTTGAACTGTGCCCCAGAGAACAATGTTTACATCACGATCCATCCAATAAGCGAGTTGAACTTCCCAAGAAGGATCCTTAACGGAAATGTACTTGATTGTGGGGAAGAATCGTTTGGAATCATTATACCAAGAACCTTCAGGAGACTTTTGGCGGGAACAAACAACAGACAATTTATAATTACTATCTACAATATGCTTCAAAACCATCACTGATTTACCAGCACGACACTTTGCAAACAGAAGAAATTCTAGATATTTTTTCTGATTCCATGCAGTAGAAATTTTCTGTGAGAATTTAGTTTGATAAGGACGAGGATCAAATACTTCATAAACCTCTTCTTTACCAGAAAAGAACTTCTCATAGATCATTTGAGAGATGATCTCTAGAGTGTAGAGTTTGAGATCAAATTCAAACGTCTCCTGACCAATCTTCTTAATTCCAGGAAGAGTCAGCAACCAAGCATGGATAATAGAGTCATGGTGGTGATCTTTATCTGTGCGAGTAGATACACCTTCCCACCAGGATACACGAACATACCCAGAATCAAGTTGGGTTACTACTTGCTTTGCCTTTCCGTAATCACGACCACGGTGGCGTTCTTCCCAGGTAAAATGAGTCTCACCCAGGTTAAAACTGTTAGTAGCACCCTTTAGGGTGTCCATGTAAATGTTGATCAAGTACTATGCTTGTAAACTACCCAGGTATTATAACCCATAAAAAAGGGGGGTTGTCAACCCCCCGACCAAATCAAAGATTGTCCAGTCGCTCTTTGAGTTCGTTGATTTGCTGCTGTTGTTCCTTAATAGCTTCAATCAGAACCGCAACCATATTCTGGTATGCAACAGATTTAGTGCCATCATGAGACTCATACACCAGTTCTGGTAGGACCTTTTCAATCTCCTGTGCAATAACACCAATCTCACGCTCAGATTGACCAATACGGTTGAAGTATACACCTCTGAGATCCAGAACCTTGCTGAGAGCGTTGCTGATACCAACAACGTTTTCCTTAAGTCTCTCATCAGAATTTGCCGTGACTGTTCCAGAGAACGTGGCATTACCAGCATTATTAAGTCTCAGTCTTTCTTGTGGATTAGATACACCAGAACCTTGTGTACCGAAGATAAGAGCAAATTGTCCTGAAGTTCCTTCAGATACACCCTTAATATATCCACGTTCGCCATCATTACCAATATCCTTACCTTCAAACTTCAATCCACCATAGAAGTATGAAGCATTAAGAGCAAGGTCAGTCTGTTGGAATCTTAGATAGTTACCATTAACATCACCAGTTGTATCTGGATTTGTTGTAATTAAGACATCATTTCTAAATGTTGAGATACCAATTACTCTTAAAGTATTAACATTAACTTGTTGGTTAAATGTGCTAATACCAGTATTAACCAAGAATCCATCAGTAATATTCCAAGTTAGTGATTGTGCTCTGAACTCAACGTTGTTCTCAAACAGAGTTTGGCCAGCAACATACAGGGAGTACCCAGCTTTTGCAGATGTTGTCTCAATACCTACGTTTGTAATAGTAGAGATACCAACACCATCAAATACCCAAACGTCAGATACGTTGAATAGTCCAGATCCGTCTCCCTGGAATGTTCCGCTCCATAGACCAACATAGTAATTATCTGGTTCAGACTGGATAGGACCAAACTTCTTCCAAGCATTATCATTAGTATAAACCCATCCAAGTTCTCCACCAGATGGTGGCTCTGCATCAAATACAACGTTACCAACATTACCAGCAATCGCTGGTGTTGCAATTCCAATTGTGTATTCTCTAGCAATAATTTGATCACCCTGAACAAGCAAACTATTTGCTTCAACAGAATCATTAATTGTTACCTTTTCATTGAATACTGCTGGACCATTAAACTCAGAGACAATATTATTATCTTTACCGCCATCAACTTTAAGACCCCTGTTGACTGTCAGTTGTTCTGTTATGTCAACATCAAATCCAATAGCATCACTATTACTAGTAAGATCTTCACCTCTTACTGTTGGAATTGGCGCATTAGTAATTAAATCTTGACCTGTTGCACCACTTGTAAACTTAGTTACAGTATATGCATTACCCTTATCATCTAATCCATTATAGAATGGAGTACCACCATTATCAGATACAGACTGTGATAGAATTCTCTCAACGCTTCTAAATTGTCTATCTTGTCTTTCTGGTAATGCAGTTGAGTAGTTACCAGGACCAAATCCAAGATACTCAAAGGTATGTCCAGATGCACGAACAATAGAGTTTCTTCTAAATTCTACTGGTTTAAATCTAACTTTTCTAGCAACTGCTCCAACAACGTGAGTTTGTTTTTGAGTTCCAAATAATCCACGGAATACATCAATCGCAGTATTAGAAGTGATTGACTCACTGATACGCATAATTTCATTATCTACAATCAGATAATCACCAAGATCCCAACCCATATGAGTTGCATTAGTAACCGTCAAGGTATTAATTGTAGGATCTGTTAGAGATGCACTAAGAGTGGTAGTAATGCCAGCATATTGATAGACAAGTCTTGAGGATGCTGCTTCATCTGCAAAATCTATAGGACTATTTTGAGCACTAAATCCTACTGGATAAACTAAACCAGATCCAGAGGCAACTGCTGTAGTTGTTCCAACACCAACTTTTACAGCAAAACTTGATACATTATAAACCTCAGAGATTGTGAATTCTCCATTATAAATTCCTTGATTAAACCCACCAAACTTAACTCTATTTCCAACTAGGTATCCATGGGATTTAGATGTAATTACACTAGCAATACCTGTAATATTATTATATGTAAGTGAAGATATACCAACAGATTCTCCAGTAACATAAGCAGTTACATCAGATAGAATCGTAGAGTTTACATTACTGAGTCCATTCGTATTAATTCCAGCAATCGGTTGTGATCCAGTAAATTGATACCTGGCATAAATTGTTGATGAAGAAGACACTTGAATATTCTCTTCATCACCAGTTACAATATTTTCAATTTTATAAACGTTGTTATAATCAGTAAATCTACTGTCACGAATACCATCAATTTTAATTACATCACCAACGCTGTTGTGAATATTGAGAACAGTTACATATCCAGGAACCCATCCAGCAGTTGTTGCGACACCAACAACTGCTAAAGTATTGCCAATACCAAAAGCAGATCCACCCTCTACAATTTTAACTGCAGTTATTGCACCCGTAGAATCAATTTCAACGTTTGCTGTTGCATACTTACCAGTTGTAGAACCAGCAAATCCAACAAGTCTTGCATTGTATAATGTCTGAATGCTTCCAGACCCATCACCATAATTTACACCAGCACTAGTAATTCCAACCCTAGTGATTGGATTTAGTCCATGGTCCTTTTGAGTTCTGATAGTATGTGCTGTGCCAGAGCTTGATTGAATATCAACAATTCCAAATCCAACAACAAAGTCACGAATGTTTTTGTTAATAACCTCTTTCGTAACGCTATTTTGGGGGTTATTGATTTCAGTCAGTCCAAGTGGTGATGGAAGAGCAAAGGTTCTGGTCTGATCAGGATCAGAATCTGGATTATCCCTATCAAGTTGTGGGTATAAATTCTTAACTGGTTGAGAGAATCTTAATCCCTGGAATGGGGCAACTTGTGGTGATGAAGATGAATCAAGAAGAGTTAAGTGATAAACACCATCCTTAGCATTTGGAACGTAGTCCTGAACGGTTTCTTTTCTATAAATGTAGAATGTGTTATTAAACTCCTTTCTCTCATATCTTGGAAGATTTGTATTTCTTTGGTTAACATTGTTGGCAAATAAACCAGGGTTAGTTGTCAGTCCAACAGTAAATTCTCTTCTATGAGCTCTAGATACAACAGTAAATACTCCATTGTATCCAGTATTGGCTAGACCAACAGTGTTTGCGGTTGATACAACGTTAAAGATTTGAACTTTAGAACCAACAGATAGTTCATGTGGAACTTCTGTTGTAAATGATGCAAGACCAACGTTACCATCCCATGTTGCATTAGAAATAAATCTAGGATTTCTAAGTTCTGAAGTATTTGATAGAACAACTGGGGAGATGCTCTTAAATTTAGCAATCTCAGGATTGCTTAATCCAGAAGTGCTTCCAGATTCTTGCATAATAAATGCATCTTCTGGAGGTCTACCAAGAACAGTAGAATCTCTTGGAATTACATATCTTACCTTATAAATTCTATCTTCAAGAGATCTATTATCAGGAGTTCTACTGATAAAGGTTTTGGGAGTTGCTCTACCAAGAGCTGCTGTCCCCAAACCAACAATAGTACTATAAATTGAGTTACTAGAAGAACTTACAGTGATAAACCACTGACCAATAGTACTATCATACTGTATTGGGTGTCCAACATCTCCAGACTTCTTATCAGATACTCTGGATTCAATTTGAAGAATACCACCCTTACTATTAACAGTAATAGCAGATAAACTTACAGTATCGTTAAAAGTTTGTGCTAATTTGATTTGATCAGTATTAATTCCTGAAGTGATTGCATAATAAACTTGGTTATGTCTTAGACCATCAGGAAGTTCACCATCATCACTCAAAATACGAACCGATTCACCATTAATGAACTGGTGAGGTTCAGTTGCTGTAAAAATATTTGATGTAATACTGTTAATACCAATAGCAGTTCTACCTACGGTAGATAATTTTGTAGCGGTTACTTCGTAGTTGCCAGTCCCTTGGGTATTTGGCATTACAATAACAGCTTCTTTAGTCACACCAACATTACCAATGTTGATGATGACCTTTAATTTATCATTATACTTTGAACCAATGCGATATCCTTCTAAAACGGATTTTGGAGGAATGTTTCTGTTGAATTCATTATAGAGGTACAATCTTGATGTATTACCTACAGAAATTGTCTTCTCAACATCAATAGGAGCAAATTCAATTGTTATTTCATCACTCTCTACTCGTTGTGGTGGCAGGATGTGAGTGAGGTATCCAGTATCATCTCTCGGGAAGGCATCATTTCTAAATCCTCTACAAACAATTGCCTTTGCACCAAAGTTTGAGTTGGAGTTTGTAATCGAATGGTCTCCACCAGATTCTGCAACAAAGTGATTTGCATATCCAATAGCAAATACCGACACCAACTGCAAGAACGCATCGTTTGATGCTTTAATATGGAAGTTTTCGTATGCTGGTTTATATACTGCAGAAGAATTGGTGTGGAGATTTGTGACTGCTGTGGAATCTTCGTAAACACCAGATACTGCATTATATTTTACAAATGCATTATCATCCTTCTGCAGACCAATACCAGTAAACTGAGCGACAACCATGGATTTAAATCCATCTGCCTTGCTTCCGTCCGCATGAAGTCCACACATTCCATAAACTGAACGCAGAGAACAGTTAAAGATATATGGAGAAGCAGATGTAACACTATCAACGACGATGTTAAGTGTTGGAGCTCCAGATACTATTGTTGGAAGTGGATTTGCAGGAGCAGAGGATACTTCATAAGTAATCCGTGTTGGACTCTCTACAGTTTTTACAACAAACGATCCATTATATCCACCGCTAGGAATTCCTTCGATTCTAATTGGAGTGTCTACATCCAATCCACCAACGGATTCAACAATATCAACAGTAATCTTTTTGCTAGAGAATGAACCATCACCAGCTCTAATACTAGAGATCCCTACATTTTGACCTTTAGATCCAACAATTCTAAATTCATCAATCTTTGATTGAACATCAAGAGAAGCACTTGGAAAATCTGGACTAATATCTCTTCCACTAGAGGGTCCATAAACCAGTCCAATTTTTTGATAGTAAATATCAAGATCAGTTCTGGTTGTATTATAATTTAAATAAGTATCATTGAATTTTACAGGATTAACACCATCTGCATACTCAAAACAAGTTAATTTATGGTGAGAGAAGTTAGGAACAAATTTTGAGGGACCGTAGTCCTTAAATACGTTTGAATTTGGATCAGCATCAAAGAATGTAAACTGATAGAAGTAACAAGTACCAGTTACTCGGAATAAACAAGTTGTATCAATTGTATCATCAGCAGGATTTGGAACAAATTTTGGACGAATCTTTGTTTTACGAAGATCCATACCAACAATTGATGTACCACGAGGAATGATAACACCCCCATAAACAGAGTTCATCTTATAAAGATCATTCTCTGGAGAATCAATATCAAAATCACTATTTAATGTAAACTCTGTAAGGTCATTAGAAGTTGCACCACTTCTAGTCAACCAATTATTACCAGAGATTGGTGCATTATGTACTGGTATCCATCCTGGTCTATTATCAATGAGGTGTTCACCTGGATAAACAATGATAGTTGTTCTGCTAAATCTATCATTATCAAATCCTTTTTGATATGAAAATCTTGCTGCCTCAATCAGTGCCCTTTGAATTGTTTTAAAAGGTCTAACTAATGAGTTACCTTGGTTTTCAATACTATCTGTAGAGTCTATACTAGAAGGATCGACGTATAGAATATCGCCTCTACTATTCTTCAGAAAATTATCTAAGCGACTAAGACCCATTTTATTACTCTAGGATGGCTATTATGATTTATTTATTCATACTAAAAACCATAACCAGAGGTTTATTTGCCTGCTAAAATATACTCCACGGTATTTGCAACATCATTCATAGCATCTCTAAGATTTGGTCTTTGTCCTGATTCTTGTTTAATAATTGGTCTTGAATCATCACACATGGTCCATCTCCATTGTTGCATCTCTTTGCAATACCACAAGTTAATTTTCATTTACAGGACTACTCCAATCGTTAGTAAAAGATCTGAGATATTCTATTTTTTCTAGCATTTCTTGACTATCAAGAACAAACTCTTCATTGGCAAAATGGAGTTTGCAGTTATATTCCAATGCAAGATTCATTATATATGATCTCCTGGATTTGTCATCTGGTAAAGAGAAAATACTAAACAAAATGATATGATCCAGATTTGTATGTTCTATAGAATATTCTAAGAATGAATGATTTCTTCCTTCATTATCTCCAGTTTGATGTGGAAATTTATATCCCATTCTTGAACAATATTCTCTAACGGTTAAAGTTTGAAAGTATAGATCGATATGTTTAGTCTTAAATCCTTCATACTCTGCATAAGTTATTACATTCTCATGAGGTAAAATTTCAATTTTACGAGATTGAATATCAGTATCATGTAAACGTCTAAAGTATGCACCTGGCCATTTACGGTGTGGTTGACCATCCCTAAGCAAAAGTCTCACATCAATACTCATTCTAGTCTTTCCAGTTCTATTTGGAACTCCTCCATGAATATTTTCCTGAGTAAACAATAAAAAATTACCAGGAGACATGTTTACTGGATAGCATTCTTGAGCACAGACTTCTTCTAGTCTTTCATGTGTCCATTTTTCTTGTTCAGATTTACGGGTAATTTCTCTACTTTTATCAATACCGATAATTTGAAGAGAGTTACTATCAAAAGTTTCAGTAAATGGTAACCAAACAGTTCTCAGTCCAAGTCCATTACCAACCCATCTGCCTTGATGAAATGGAAGGACTGTTCCATTTTTATCTTGATCTGGAATTGTTGCCCGAATGTTTCCAAATTTTTGTATAAGAATATCAGTATCCAACTGAGGAACAACATATTCTTCTACCATTTTATCAAACAACACATAAAAATCCGTGTCTGCAAGATCTTTGGTTAGATATTTTACCAACTCCCCAACAGAATTTGATGGGACACATTCATGCAAATATTGAAGATCATTTACATCTGGATAGTATCGTTTAACTAGAGACAATATAATGTCACTAAAAGGATACTTTTGTAGATTATATTCATTATGAGTAGCGTCAAATATAACCATACTTATTCTTCTGCTAAGCCCCCGACTGGATTTGAACCAGCGACCAACGGTTTACAAAACCGTTGCTCTACCACTGAGCTACAAGGGCATTAAAAATCATCTAATTCTGCCAATACTTCTGGATTTTCCAATTCCATTTCAAAAAAGCATGGATGTGCTTCTTCCATTATTAGATATGCAGAAGCTCTGAATAAATCTTCTGCACTATAAGTCAAATTATTATTGGCTTCAACAATAACTGATGGGTCTGCTTCTTCCTCTTCGGTTAAATCATCCCATGTAAACGGTATAGAATTGACGAAGTACATCATAACGACGTTTTTTATACTCTTTTCTGGAGAATGCCAGCAATAAGCTTTGGTGATTCTGAGCTTCATTCTCTACACCGTTTATTATATTTAGTTTAAGGAAGGCGGAGAGTTATACTCAATCCCTTTATTATTCCTCCCAGTAGGAGCGGGGGGACTTGAACCCCCACAGGATTAATTCCCGACAGATTTTAAGTCTGGTGTGTCTACCGATTCCACCACGCTCCCGTATGTGGGTGGATGATACTTCAAATACTCCCTAAAAGTCATTTTCATTTCTTTTTGGGTCATGCCACAGTGAGTTGCTGCAGCAGGAAGTGTCATCGTACAATTAAAAAGACCTAGGTTTGCTTCCTTGACATTCTCTGGAGTTGTCTTTACAGGCATTTCAATCAGGTCAGAATAAAGAGGTTTTGGTTTCATAGTTATTTAATTTGTAAATCCCCAATAAAGGGGAAGCGAATGACGGGGATCGAACCCGTGACACCAACTTGGAAGGATGGGATGTTACCGCTACACCACATTCGCGGGTTGTAACCAAAGGAGAGATCTAAACTGAGACTTGGGCGACCCCTCAACTGATTACCCATATATTATACGACGTTGCTCCTGGGTTGTCAACCCCCCCCCCCCTTTACCAAGGTCCGCCGTAGGATGGGCTGGAGGCGATTCCAATTGCTTCCTCAATGTCAGCAAGTTTTTCAGTATTCTCTTGTAGTTGTCGATTAAGTCCCCATACCTGCAATTCATAATCTCCTTTTACTTTTTGAGAAGCAGTTGAAGAGGTTGCTTGCCCACCAGCAGTAGACCAAGTTGAATTATATTGACTAACTAAAGAACTAACATCTACAGCTGGTCCAATAATATCAAATACTTTACCAATTTCTGCCCCGTTTGATTGGAATAACCTAGTGCTCACTCCAACACCAAGATTAGAACTTGTTAAATTAACAAATCCCTCTCCAGTAAAAGGATAATCAGATCCATAATTACCACCTGATATTTTTGGATAATCATATACCTTTGCCTCATCAGTCTTAACAATCCCATATGCAATCACTGCGCTTCCAAGTCCAGCAATTCCTAATAGACTTCCTGAAGTAGAACCAACAGATACTACAACAGATCCATATTGAGAAGTTATATTGGCAGTACTGGTTCCGTAACGATTTGTAGTTAATCCAGTATTTCCACCAATAGCAACAATTTGACTTTTTAAACTATTTGCAGAATTTATACTAGTTAATGTTTGACTAGAAGACTGTGTAGCAGGGCCACTAAAAGCATCCCTCAAGGAAGTTGCTATCGCAATTCTTACTGGCAATTCTTCTTGCTGAAGCAGATACATTTCTCTATCTGCTTGCAATCTATCTATTACAATTCCCATAAATCATTATATGTATTTTTTATATTTATTGTGAAAATTGCTCTGCTATTAACTGGTTACATGAGAAATTGGGAAGACCACTTCTTAAATATCCAAAAAAATATTATACAAAAATATAAAGCCGACATTTATATTAGTTCATATAGTTATTCAGAACTTTACATGGGTTCTGATATTGTACAAATTGATACTAAAAAAGTTATTGATGCCTATAATCCAAAAGAATATATTTTTAGAGATGTAGAAACCATGCCGCCATTTAATTTTAAAGATGGTGGCATGGAGGTTAGTGGTAGAGAATGGTCGTATCGAATATTGAGACAATGGTATACAAACTATCTGGGGTTGCGTTTGTTTAATCCTAGAGATTACGATGTCGTCATTAAATGTAGATCAGATTTTTCTATACAAAATTTTAAATTACAACCAGATAAAGACTTAGTTTTACCTGCATGGAAGGTTCATCCAGGTCCATGCAATCCAGAAGATTCCTATGTGGATTACTTTGCACATGGAAACGGATACTGGATGAAGAAGTATCTTAAATTATATGAAAGAACAAAAGAGATGCATGATAATGATTGGGGCGATGTCTCCTTAGGAGAAACCCTAATCAAATCATACATCGATAGGTATATTGGTTCCGAACATATCACACTAGACTATGATATAGATTGGAAAATGAGAAATGAACCTTGGATGTCTGAAGTTCAAAGCATTTACAAAAAATATGATCCCACTAAAGTTGTAACCACTGGGAAGGATGAGTAGAACCCTGATGATAGTCTGGATGCTCTGGTTTTAAAGTTACACGAATATCACCAGGAATTACAAGGCGTTCACCTTTTCTTTCAGTAAATTTTTGAGTAAAGTGTCCAATTTTACTAGGGAAAATAACAACACTTCCTTCAATCGGAGTAATGCTATAAACATTACAGTTATAACGGTTATATCCAGTGATTAGATTCTTTTGCAATGCCTCAGTAAACATATCACCAACACACTCATTATGATTTTTTTCCTGAGCTACGCAAAACTTATCAGAGGTCTCGTCAGTTTTAACATAGTAAACAAAACTCAAATCAGATGCATTATGATTATGTGGTTTGATTGATGGAGTATCATCGTCTTTATGATACCCAACCCAGGATTTGATAATATGATAATCAAGTTTTGAATGGTCCACATTAAGATATTCAAAGTAATTGTCCACATGCGTCCGAAGTTCTTCAAAAAACGGTCGATAAATCTTATTTTGATGTGCAAAAATTCTACCAGAATACTCTGGACTTTCATTTTGATAACCATCAAACCAATAATCACGAAGTTCTTCAAGATAAATCTTAATTTTATCTTGAGACTCCACCATTCCCTGATAAACAATCAGAGGGAATGCTTCATGTACACGATGCATCACTTACCGTTGATATTATATTCTCTATTATCCCCTGGATAGTCTGCTGGTGTCAAGCCTTGATATTCGGAAATATTCTTTGAGGTATCAATACGCTCGCCATAAACCACATAATCACAGTTAATAGCAGTTCCTGCATTATTCTTAACGTAGATCCTATCACCCCATTCAATGCGATCCACAAATAATTCTTGCCAATGCCCATTTGGAGTAAGATTAATTACAAGAGTCTCCATATCAACAAAATCCTTCCAATAATCTGGAAGTTGAATATAAGACTGCTCTACTAATTTACCCTTTAAATAAACATCTGCAGTTGGTCCCTCTAAACAGATGTATCTAAGACGATGATCCTTTTTAGTGGGATGTTGAATATCAAACGACTTTTTGGCATCCCAAATAGCAGACTTTGCATTTAAAGATCCAACCGCAGCAGTTTTTACATCTTGCGCTTGAACAAGAGCATCTGCTTTTAAATTACCAACCTTAACATTGTAATGAATCCAAGGAGTACATGCTTCCTTAGGATAATCTGGATCTCCAGTGGTAGATTTAAGAATGTAATCAAATTTTGATGAAAAAGGTCCAGTAATACCCTTATCAGCGCAATTTGATTTATTTGTATTCTTTAAAATAAACTTTTCCTCTGCCATAATTACCTCTTCGTGTCATAATGATACCCAGATACAGAATACTCATCGTTATTTCCAGGATAATCTGCTGGGGTTTGTCCTTGATATTCTGGTATTAATCTCTCACCATCTTTACGCTCACCAAAAACATGATAATGACAATCAATTGGTTTTGCAGCATGAAGATATATCTTATTGTCTTCTATTTTTTGAACAATAATGCTTTGATGAGACCCAACTGGAGTGATGGAAACTGTAATTGAATCAGAATCTACCAATTCTCTCCAATAATCTGGAAGATCAATTATATTTGAATTTTTTAATTTACCCCTTATGTATACATCATTAGATGGTCCTTCAGGGCAAGTATGACGAAGCCTCCATCCTTCTTTTGTTGGATGTGGAATATCAAAATTCTTTTTGGCAGAAAGAATATGTCCACCACAGCGAGACATAACTTCACCTTGAGTAATTAAATTTCCACCAACATTTACATTGGCATTTGTATCAACAACACCCAAAAATGCAGTTGGTCCAGTAACTGCAAGAGAATATGGATTATTAATACCAGTACATAACGCACCAGGAATCAATGGCGGTTTAAATACGTCAGAATTCCTACATGCTCCAATCATCACGGTAGCTGTAAGAAAAGGCGGAATTGCACCAAAAATTGATGGCCCCTCCATATAAGATCCACCTCTAATTTGAAGCGGACCTTTTCCTAGGACAAGAGAAGGGTCTCCAACACCAACATATAACGTTTTTTTAACCTCTAAATCAGGTAATTTCATGCTAAAAATCCTCCAGTTTTTTGTTGGTCTTCAAATTTTGATGTTCCTTTAGATGGTTTTAAAGTTGTGCAAGAATCCGCACAATCAATTAATCCACCGTAAAAATTAAGAGATCCACTGCCCACTAATTCAAGTATTCCAGATGATAAAAATTTGGCAACAGAATCAACGTTTGCTTCAAAATTCTTCGTTGTTAATTTAATTTTTTCATTGCCCTCAATATTAACATACCCCGTCTTATTACCACTTCCATTGGCAATAATATCAATCATTTTTGCCTCTAATCTAATTCTACCCAAGGGAGCAGATATTGAAATATCACCATCGGAAGATCTTAATACAAATCCCATATTATCTACGGGTTTCATTCCACAATGAATTTGATAAACACCAGGGCAGCGATTAATTGTGCTGCCCTTCATCTTTCCAGACGATCCAAACATCAAGTATTGTTCACACGCCATTCCATGCGGACCATTTCTCAATAACACACCAGCATAGGTGTTATTGAGATTAACATGACCCAATTTTAAATGCCCGTAATTACTACCCAGTTCTACTGGGTTATGAAGCTTTGGTTTTGCCATTAGTCAACCGTTCCTACGCAATCGACGATTTTTATAACTTTAAATTTTTCTTCATCTGTTAATTGACCCACAGTATCATCACCAATTCTTCTTACACAAAAAACTGGAACAATATTTGCATTATAACCTGTTTCCGATTGTATGTAAATTTCTGGTCTTTCAGTAAATCCATTACCAGAATTTATAATTCTAAGAGAAGATACTGTCCCAAAAGGTCCAAATTTGACTTCAATTTCAGCACCACCTTCATTTGGTTCAATTACAACTTGATCCCCCTCAGAATAATTAAGACCATAGTTATCAACATACAAATCACAAAGATATAATAGTGCAGGATAACTACCAATATTAATTACTGGGAAAGAATCAAATTCAGTTGCACCATTTGGACCTGTTCCTGGAATTCTTGTTGTTCCCCTAGCATTTGCAACTTGATTCTCAAGTGGTTGTCCCGCATCATTATCTGCACCAAATCCTGGAGTAACATTACCACCAGGACCAATTACAGGTAATCCACCTTCTAAAACTTGACGATCTTCTGGTCTAATTATAGTATCACCAGGACGCTGAGGAATTTCTGCACCTGGGGGATATTGTTCCCAACGACCATCTGGAGTTCTAATGACGGTATTTTCTGCAGGAGCCCAAACCCTTCCATCTCCACCCAAATCACCATCTGGTCTTGTTGGATAATCTCCCCCAGGAGTTTCTATTACAACCTGTACAACTTGTTGAGTTGGCAATCCAGTTTCTGGGTCTGTTCCCCCATCTGGTTCTGTAATTGCAATTGGATTAGCACCAGATCCCTTTCCACAATTATCAGAAATATCAACAAAAGGAGCTTTTGTATATCCAGTACCTCTGGCAATAATATCTACACCCAAAATATCTCCAGCGGCACTTACAATTACATTACCTCTCGCACCTGAACCTCCACCACCCCAAAAAGTAACTTGTGGGGGACCACAAAAAACGGGACCAACATTACAACCATCAGTTGCACTAATAGCACTATTAATTAAATCACTAAAGTCTACTGCAGCAACAACAGTATCAATTAGTCCAGAAGCACTACTAACGAGTCCTACCGCTTGATCTGCGGCCCCCTTAGCAGCATTTATAATTGAATCGATATCAAAAATTGCTGATGGTTTTCCACCCTCAAAAATATTCCATTCTTTTGTTTCTGGACATTCTTGATCTTCTTCACAAGCAAAAAATCCAGCAAGTGCTTTTAAAATATTTAAAATAGAATTTGCAAGACTAAATGCACCACCAATCAAACCAGATACTGAACTAATGATTGCATCAATTGCTCCAGCAATCTTTCCTATGGTATTACCCAAAAGGTTTGCAATAAAATTTGAGACTGCACAAGCGGGGACATTGATATATCGATCAAAAATCTGATTAAGAAAATTACCAATCATCTTAAACAAATTTTGAATTAGTTTGTTGAACAAACAAGTAATCAACTCCATTAAAGCATCGTGCCCGACCTTTGCTTTATCTCTGTCTGGAGGATTTATATTCTCATATAATTTTTTTGTTTCTTTATTAATTTGTTCTTCAACAAATTTACGAATTTCTTTAAATACCCATTTAATACCTTGAGCAATAAAGTCTTGTGCTTTTTGAGTTTTCTCCTGTATCCATGCCTGCTTTTCACCAATCCAACCTTGTGCAGCAGCTTCCCATTCTCCCAATTGCTTTTGTGCTTTTTCAATTTGCTGAATTAGCTCCTGCATTGACTTCATAATTCCAGTCAATGGAACCTTTTCACATTCAGTTGGAGAAGAAAGACCATAAGTAAATTCTTCCATAAGGTTCTTATCAGATACTCCCCAAAGATTAGAAAGGTTTGCCCCCTCTAAAGCTTGGAATCCCACAGTGCCACTTAACGGAACATTGTATCCAGCAATTTGATCTTTAGCAGTATATCCACTAATAATTTCAAATCCAGTCTTTTGAGTTCTCGGTAATTTTACATGTTCATTTGTAGGGTAAACTCCCGTAAGTATCGGTCCAGTTTTACGTTCTGGATCTGACCAAAATCCATAAACCCGAGATCCTTGTGTTGGTCCTCCAATTAAAACAGCTCCCCCTTGACCAGACATAGGGCTCAAACACACTTCTACGTCTGGAAGTTTTTCATCAGGAAGTAATTTCTTATCAGGATGAATATCATCTATCCTAACTTTAACATGTGTTCCCCAATTACCTCTTGCACAAACTTGAGGATTTGCTGTTCCTTCCTCTTGTTCATTTGTAGACCAACTCTCTCTTGGAGCAACCGTTCCTCTCCACCTAATACGGTCTAAAGAAGGATCGTCAATAAAATTCCACTTAGAAACACGATGAAAGTCTTCTGCCGTTATTTTAATATCTGACATTTATTCAATCATCGTAAACTTTGCATTCCAATGCATTTGGATGAGAATCGCAATACAGTTCCAGAGATGTTGGATCGTGACTATCTTCTGGATGACGGGTTTGATAAGCTTCTAATTCTTGCAATTCTTCTTCAGTATGGCGACGCATTTGTGGAGAAATGGTTGGATCATCAAGAATTTTTTTATCGTGGTCAATATGTTGCTGAATGTTTTCCATTTAAGTAACCTATTTTGGTTTTCTACCGTAAGAATCTCTAATCAAAATCATTTTAGTCATACATTGTTTAGGTGTCAAGTGATGGCAAATATCCTGTATGATATATATACCACTTAATTCCTTGTTAGCAATAATTTCTTTCTTAGAAGATTGCTCTGGAAAATCACAATGAACCATTTGTCCTGCTCTTAAAGACAAATCTCCAACAACTGCAATTTCAACAGACAAATTAAATACTTTATTATACGTCATTGAAGATTGAACTAAAATATCTGCAACCTTCAAATTCTCTTCAGTCTTCTTCTCTAATTGCCTACCTCTATTTCCTGGAGCAACTTGTCCTGTATCTTTCCTATAAGTAAATCTCTTAGTTAAATCACCGTAAACACTGAAATCTGGAGATATTTTAGGTAATTCTTGTCCACCTCTTGGTTTTTGTTCTTCACTCTTTACCTCTTTTGCTTTAGGAGTATATACTTGGTTATATGGGTCATATGATGTTAATCTTCCACCATATGCTCCCGTCTCTTGATTATTTTTAACATCTATTGTTTTTATAGACTTATAACTGATAATTTTTGCATCATATCCAGGTGGTAGTAAAGTACTATTATTGTAAATAAATGATTTTTTAGGAGATCCTTCAAATAATTTATCGATTGCTTTAAAATTAAATCCATCATAAGTTTCAAAAATAAAATATCCAGCAGAAGACTTCGATCCTGCTGGAATTGATAGCGTTGCTATTTCCGCACAAAATTCAAATGCTTTCTTACCAGATCCGAAAAGACAAATTTGATTTGATGTCTGATCACTAATAATTTTCTTTTTAGTTTTTAAAATTTCTTTCAAAATAATACTAACAGATTGGGATAATTCTCCATCAAATCTTTGATATACTTCGCATTTCAAAAAATCATTTGCTAAATCCTCTTTTGATGCAAGGTCTATCGTATAAAGAACAGTCTCTGATGATGAGATAACATTCTCAATTTTACTAATATAAAGTGCATTACTACCAGCAAATTTTAATTTATTATTATTATTATCTTCAAAACTTAATTCGACTTTTTCAAATCCAGATAATTTCAATTTATATAAAACTGCAATATCATTTCCCGCAGAACTGTGACCTGTCTCTAAAATTATCAACCTAAACCGCACAGATGTATCTAAAACACTTTCAAAGTAAGAGAGATCTTGAATTAATGCCGATATGTCTTCAGAACCGCCACCCCTATTAGAGGTAACAACACACTTTGTTATATTACCAGATAATCCTTTTGTGTTTGCGGTTGCTGCCATTTTTAGAACTTATATTTACTATTTAACCAACTTTATCAACTAAATTTACAATCAAAACACGATCAACACCATCATCATATGATGTACGTTGACTTAATGATGCAATATCCTGAGATCTTGACCCGCCTCTTGATGGCGCTAATGAAGCATTACCTCCCGCAAATAAAGATATCCATTTACCTCCTTGCCACCTATAATAAGAACCATCTGCTGCTTGCTTTGTTTCTCCTTCCGCTTTACCAGTTCCTAAACCAAATCCCTTAACTGCTGATCTAAGATTTGTATTTTGTGTGTCTGTAACAGAAACTGCTTGGTTAGATCCTAGTAAACCACCACCCAATTTAATAAATTGACCATCTCTAAATACCACACCTTTGTTTTGATTGTTTGATGCAGTTGTTGTAGGTCTTGATGCGGGTCTTGGTGCTGGTTTTGGAGTGACAGATTGTAAAAAATTAGTTGGATCTACCGCCCTTCCAGCAAATCCAACTCCACCCATTCTGTATTCTAAGTGAAGGTGAGTATTATCGCCAGGATCTGCACCATATTCTCCATTTTTCCATGCTTTAACTGTGGCTATTTTATCACCCTTTTTAACTTTTTGACCATCTCTTACTGATGGATTAACGTGACCATATAATGTTGAATTTCCATCTCCATGATCAATAACAACAGCTTGTCCATGAGATCCCCAAGTAGCATTACTAATAATTCTAGCAGTACCATCACTTAAGGATAAAACTCTAGAACCAGCATCAACACCAATATCAATTCCTTTATGATCCTTAGATCCCCACCTAACATTTCTTCTACCAAAACCACTTGAAAATTGTGGATTTCCTTCTGGCAATACAGCTTTGAATTGAGCACTTGTTATTCGACTTGGTTTGGGTGCTATTGCACTTTGATATACAGACATGACCTTATTAGTCCAGTCTGGATTTGTATTGTAATATCCAGGTCCACCATGTAATCCTTGTCGTATACTTTCAATAACTTCTCTAGCATCTTTTCCCTTATAAGATTGTTTCCAACGATCAACGTGTGCTTTAACACCTTCTTCAAGACTATTATAAATTGCATGACCATTTGCTGTTGATCCTTTTGGACCTCTTCCAGTTTGCCCAAAAGGATTAGTTTTATTACTATCAAAATAAACACTATTTGGATTTGCCAACCAACCACTCTCAAGCATAGCGATTGCAGCAGTAACTGATGGATTGGGAGACCCTACCTTTTCAGCAATTTTTTTAATTTTTTCAAACGCTGCTTGTTGATTTGTATCCAGAGGAGTTCCATCTCCATAAGGATCATTAAATGGTCTATCACCGTTTCTAATAATAGCTGCTAAAGATCCTAAACTTCCAATATCTTTATCCAAGGCTTTTTCTATGCCTCGCATAAATCCTGCCATCTGTTCATTTTTTCTTCTTATCTTTACATCTCTACGCAAAACCTCTCCACCACCAGCAAGTGCCTGAAATGATTTTGTAATATCAGCACCAGCAGCATCTGGATATTCAGATATCATTGACATTAATGAAGCAAAACTTTTAGCAATGTCCTTTTTAGTTGACTTAGATGGTTTTTGCCCCAACACATAATCAACACCCAATGACATAATTTTACCCATGATTGAACTTCCAGATCTCTTTAGACGTTCTGAAGTGGCAACTAAAGTTGAAAGGGGTTTTTGTCTTACATCTTTTGTTCCATACAAATCTTGAATGGGTCTACCACCAGATGATTGACCAACACTTACTTTATTGATTTTTAATTTTTGAATCCGAACTGGTTTTGGTTTTTTTCTTTTTACATTTTTACCTGGATCTCTACCAGTTCTTTGTGTAATTTTTCCACCTGAAGATCTTGCTTGAACCTTTCCTGGTTTTGAACTCATAATTACATTATAAAGACTGACTCCAATTTGATCTCCAATTAATCCACCAATTAATCCACCAATCGTAGCTCCTGCAGCACCCGCAAGAAGATTGCCAACAATTGGAACTACAGATCCAGCAACAGTTCCAACAGTTCCCCCCAACCATGCACCAAGAGCTTGTCCAACTCCAGCACCAACTGCACCTGCAGCCGCTTTACCTAAAGGTTCTTTAAAAACTAAAGTACGAATACCAAAATCAATTAAAGGTCCTACAATTGGGATTCTACCAGCAATTCTACCAACATTTTTACCAGCAACTCTGGTTACTCCCCGTTGAACTAGTCTTTGATCTAATCCACGAGCAGGTCTAGGCGATTGTCCTTTTAATCTTCTTAAATTTTTATCACCAAACCTTTCTTTATATCGTTGATCACCAAATCTTCTTTGATATCTTTGCTGTGCCCTATTAGTAACTCTTCTACCAGATCGATCAAACCCTCTTCTTTGTGGTCCCTGAAATCTTCTATCTCTAAGTGGATCTTGCCCGCCCATTGTTGCCATACCCGCAATAATTGCGAGATTCATAAATTTAGTAAAGGTGCTTGTAAATTCACTAAACTTCTTTTCACCATCATCACCGAATAATTCTTTAACTTTAGACTGAGCACCATCTACAATTTTATACCCAAAGTCTATGACAAATACAAATTTATCAAACATTCCTTTGACAAAATCTTCAATAAACGCTGTAACTGGTTTGACATAATCTAAAAATGCCATCAATTTTGGCACCAGTTTGAATATCTGTAAGACTAAAAATCCAGTAAAAACAGTTCCTAAAAATTGTTTTATTCGATCAATAAAACTCATTCCAGGAATAGGAATCTTTGGCATTCCTATTCTTTTTTTATCCTTCTTTTCTAACTTGTCTTCTTGCGCCTTTCTTTTTTTATTCTCATCCTCCTTTCTACTAAGTTGAATTTTTTTAACATTAATCTTAATTGTCTTTTTAAGAATATCTTCAATCTTAACAACCTTTTCGCGGATAACTTTAATATCTTCAATTACTTGTTGCTCAGGATCGCTTAAATCATTCTCTTGAATTTGCTCAGATAAATCTACAGTTTGTTTATATTCTGTATTTTTAACAGGAACCAAAAACATTTTTGGTTGTGCAACAAGAGCACTACCACCACTATTGCTTGAAGAATTTAATAGTTTTTTGGGATCAATAAATGCCATTTTATGCTACACCCTTTATCCCATAAATTGCTAAATTTTTACGACGAGCACTACTACTATAAGCAACATCAAAACTAGTATCAATATCTCTTTGACCTACACTCTGTTGAGCTTTGACATTTGTTTTTCTCTCAATCGTTGTAGCAGTTATCTCAACCTTTCTTACTGGAGCAGAGATGTTTGATGCCACTGTCATATTCTTTTTGGGAAGAACATTTGATTGTGGTTGCATAACAGCAGGATGCCTATTAAACATCGTATCATACCCATCTGGTTCATGTCCATATTGCTTCATGATACGGATTTGTTCATTTATTCTGTTGTGTATAACTCCAGCATTTTGTCTAACATTTGATCCCATAAAGGATCCACTTTGAATCGGTCTTGGTTTTGGAACACTTACTTGAACTGGATCATAAGCACTCCAATCTCGTATCATACTTGGCGCACCTGGTCTTTGATTATACCTATTAACTTCAGCAGGAGAAAATTGTTTACCAGTAAGTTGTGGCAATCTAATTCGATTAAGATTCATTCCAAGAAATTTATTCTGATATCCCATATCAGTATATCTTGGTGCCATGACGCTACCAGTTCCTGGAAGTCCAAGATTACCCAAAGCATTCAATCCCTTACCAATAAGTCCACCACCATAAGCAAGTTGAACATTATTTGTATTGATAAATTTTGGAGCGTTTGTTCCGCCATGTTTTTTATTTAATTTTTTCAGACGGTCTATTCCGAGTTCTTGTGCTGCACCAGGAACAAGAACAAATTCTTTTGGTCTTAGTGCTGTAAGTTGCGTGTCTCTTCCTGCTCCAGCAACAGTAACACCAGTTTCTTTGGTTATCTCTCCATACCACTATATGGTGTAACCGTTTGCTCTCCACCGCCAGCAAATCCTTTTATTAATCCACCACCACTTGCTCCTTGAAGAGATCCAGTTGGAGATGGGGGTCTAAGGTTACCAGTACTTGGCGTTCTATCTGCCATAGTATCTGTTCCTTGTACCGATAACGCATCTCCTCTGTTTACTTTTGCCTGTTGGTCTGCTTGAATGCCTGCCGCTTTGCGTTGACCAGTAACCTCATTTGCAAGGAGTGCGGTTCCACCTATTGCTAAAGCACCAGCAACATATGGATTGCTTCTTATAAAATTCAACAGCATAGGAATTCCCTTCCTTGCCATTGTAATTGTTAATTTAGTTAAAGTACCTAGAATTGTTCTAATTAATTTACCAGCAGAAGTTCCAAATAGTAAAAATGCAGCAAGTAAAGCAGGCCACCAATCTTTTATAAACCTAAAGATAGTATCTACCTTCTTTTTATTTGCTGGATCTGCAAACCATTTAAATAGTTTTAATACTAAATGTCCTATCAAAACAGTGGTTAAGAATTTAATAATTCGGTCTAAAAGACTCTGAACTGGCGATAACATCTTTTTGGCAAGTGCCAGAACTGCCTTCCCACCTTTTTCTAAAAGATTCTCTTTATCTTGTCTCTTCTTACCTTCTTTTAATCTCCTATCTTTCTCCAACTCCTTTTTAATCATGGAGATTTGTTGAGTCATTAAATCAGCAATTGACTCAACAGTTTTTCTAATTGCGGCAATATCATCTGCAATTGCTGCAAGACCAACTAATTTTTTATCACCTTCTTCTTTTTCTGGGAATGCTACTTTTTGTGCAACAAAAAATGATCCCGTTCTAATTGCTAAAGGTCCACCACCAAATCCTTCAGTGTTTACACTCTTTCTTTTAATTCTAAATCTACCAACCTTACCCTTTACTCTTTTCCATTCATTTGTTAGTAATTCTGCTTCTTCAGTGGGAATACTACTGCCAGACATTCTAGCAGCAGCCATTCTCTCCCTTAAAAGAGACATATATGTTGCATAATCTATGTCAAAGACATTATCAATTCCTAAAAGTTTTAAAATACGCTCATCAATATCTTCATCAACAAGATCTTCTTCACTAACACCCTCATATAATCTCTCTTTACCTGGTGGTTCTTGTTGTGAACTATCAGGTTTATCAGTAGGAACTAATGCACCCTTATCTTTTTCTTTTGGGAGATCTTTTTTAGTTCCTGGATTTTCTACATAATATTCCCACAAGTATACAATGTAATTGTTAAAAGACTCCCATTCTTTTGAATTTTGAGGTCTAGCATGAGTTGGTGATGGATAATCTTTTGTTGAATTATCCCAAGCACTTAAAAATATATCTTTAACTCTATCTGCATTTACATTATAAGTATTTGCAATCAAAAATTTAGCAAACTCCATTCTCTCAGCAAGAATGGATCTCCACAGTCCACGTTTTGCTTGAACAGAAGAGTAAGATATAAACTTTTCTACATACTTGGGTTTATCCGCCATTTTGTTGTTGCTTTAATTTCTCTTCTTCTAAATGAGCCTTCAACAGAGCAACATATACATCTCGCTCCCATGGCATTAGATTTTCAATTTCAGTTAATGAATATTTATGATACTGCATTAAAGCAAAATTCAATTTATAATAATTCTCTAAATCCATGTGAGAGAGGGCTATGCGAAAAAACTTGAGAGTCCCTCCAGAACAACAGTACTTTCAATCCCAGTCTTAGGATTCTTAACTGTAATCTCATGACACAACTTGGGCATGGTCTCAAAGAATTTTTCAATTTGCTTAAACTGAGACGAATTCATTTGATCCAAGAATTCAACAACTTCTTTTTTAGTGATGTCTGAAGTTGCCCAAGATTCTTCTTCAGTATAAATTTGATCAATACAGGTAGCAATAAGATCAAACGATTGCTCAACTGTCCCACCAGAAGCAAAGTCAAAATTGTTTTTAATAAACTGATCAAGAGATGGATACTTCATTTCCATCATGATGCTATCGTCAACTTTGATTTGTTTATTGTGCTCATCGTTTTTCTTAACACCAATGTCATCGATGTTAATTTTAACTGGGACTAAAGTCTCTTCATCATCTGGACAAATTACATTAACTTCCAGATCTTCTCCTACAGACTTCCCTCGGATATTCAGAAACAAATACTCAATATCAAATGTAGGAAGTTCTTCTACTTTAACGCTTTTTGTCAGGACACAATTTTTAATTACTGTTTTGATTGCAGTAGTAATTTGTTTTGTGTCTTCACTCTCTAAGGCAAGAACAAGAAGTTTTTCTTCTCTTACCAAAAAAGGTCTATATTGAATTGGTTTTCCAGTTGATGGCAATTCAAGTTCATAAGTTGGCGTAGATATCTTAGGTAAAGGCATGATATTCTGATATAGGTTTCAGTGTTATTATTTAGTTCTTATTGCCCAGCAATTCTATTAAGTGATTCTCCACCGATTTGATTTGCAGTTGATGATCTAGCAGTTCCCTCTAATGCTCTCAATCCAAGCGGAGATCTAGCTAAACTTGCCGATGCAGCAGCACCTCTAAATTGATCCAATTCTTGCTGAGAATATCTCCAACTAGCACGGGTATTATTAGCATCAAAAGGAACAACTTGCAATTCAGTAACCCCAGGAGCATTTGAATTTGGTTGACCTGACGTTGGTGTGCCACTAAAAATAATTTTATCAATATAATAACGAGTATATGTAAATGAAACAGTGACTTTTAATAAATCAGGCTGGTCGTAAGATACTGGCACAGAATTAATTGCTTTTGGGTAAGCACCAACAAAATTATAAGTTAAAAGTGGTACTGCTCCGTTAATTCCAGATCCAAGATTTTTTTCAAACTTTGTGATAGTTACATTCGTTTGATAATCTTTTGGATATTTTACTCTAGAATAAAAATTTGGTTCACTAATATTTCTCCCTTCTTCCTCAAAGATAATAAATCTCAACCAAGCATCAAAAAATCTAATTTGTTGATAATTATCAGTTTGTGTTACTAAAAAAGTAAAATCTATAGTGTCATCATATAATCTACGATATGCATGTTTCTCAGTAACTCCAGTATAATCCATAGTCTCTATGGTGGCAAGACTAGATCCAGGAAGAGAAGCTTCAAGACAAGTCAATTCCATTAATTGTTTATCATAATTTAATCCAAACTCATTTTTAAAGTATGTTGCTAAAGGAATACCAGTAGATTTGCCCTGTCGTTGTGGTTGTGCAGGAGACTCTATAATAACAGAGTAAATTGAAGTTAAAGCAGGATTTAGAATCCTGCTCTTCAAAGTATTCATCGTAACTCCAGAAGATATTGGAGGCGTTGCCATCTAAATAAAGTTAACTGTTTATATTATATGTAGTATACTTAATGAACGAAAGTATAAAAAGTAAGTATAGACCATCTTATCCACAAAAATACAAAGGCAATCCCAATAATATTATTTGTAGAAGCAGTTGGGAGAGAAAATTTTGTGCTTGGTGTGACTTGAATGAGAATATAATTGAGTGGGCAAGTGAAGAATTTTATATACCTTACATATCTCCATTAGACAAAAAAATTCATCGGTATTTTCCAGATTTTATTATAAAGGTAAAAGAATCTACTGGTCAAATTAAAACTTATGTTGTTGAAGTAAAACCAAAAAGACAAACTTTACCACCAACAAGAAAGTCCAGAGTTACAAAATCTTTTATTTACGAAGCAAAAACTTATGAAGTCAATAAAGCAAAATGGAGAGCTGCTGAAGAATGGTGTAAGGATAGAAGATTAGAATTTAAAATCATCACAGAAGACGAACTAGGGATCAAGTAATGGCAAAAAAAACTCTTTTTGAGGAACTAAAAGAAGAGGTAGACGCAGAAGAGGGTAGATCTCCGTTTTTTTATAGAAGAGCATATCGTAGATTGACACGACAATATTTGAATAATCCAAAAAAATTCATACTCGATGAAAAAAGAGATTCTGCACAAGAAGATCCTGATGACCAAGATGAGAATTTATTAAGAAGAGTTCCCAGACAGGGACATATTTACATGTTTGAATACACTCCACCATTTAAAAAGGATGTAAAAATATTTGACCCATTTCCATTAGTTTATGTCATCTCTTTTGATGGTAGATCTTTTACTGGTTGTAACTTGCATTACATTCACCCAATCAAAAGAAAGATAGTCCTGGAGAATTTAAAAGAAGGCAAATTAACATTACCATATAGTTCCATATCTAAATATATAATAAGTCAAATTGATGGACTTCTTTTAGATATTGCATTCAGTGAGTGGTCTGTTGCCGCCAACTTGCCTATTGAAGGATTTGTTTCTGTCATAAATGGTGAACAAAAAGATTTAATGTTAGAAGACATTTGGAAGCAAACGAACAAATCGTTTAGACGGATGTTGAGAGGATCCAGAATATACAAAGGATACGGTCAAAAAGACCAAGATTTTAAGGGAACTTAACAAATGTCGGTGCGAACATTAACAGCAAATCAAATACTAAATAACCCCGCGAACCTTGGCAATACGTCATTATGGGTTAGTCCAACTATTAACGTACCAAGAAATACATCTTCTCTAAATGCAGCACAAGGTCCACAGGTAAGAGTTCAAACTGTTACCGTACAGAAAACTGGATTAACACAAGCCTATGCATTAGATGCACAAGGAAATTTGAATTATGACAGAGTTATAGCAACAAGAAGAGGAGATAGTAATGTTTGGGTGCCAACACCCTTTGCTACCAGCGAATACGGAAGAGCATTTGCAGATAGCATAGCAAATAATGGCGCTGCAGCAACACCATTAGAATCGGTAACAAATAGTACAGTATCAAGCGGACTAAGGGCAGCAGGAGCATCATATGACCAAGATTCAGTATCCCGTGTTTTGTCAGGTCAAGGTGTTCAGGGAGGAGGATCTTCAGGAAACTTACCTCGCCCCCCAGGAGCAGGTGCTCTCCCTGGTCGTTCTGGAGGAGAAGCAGACGTATCTGGAACTCGTGATCAAGTAGCACAATCATTAACTAGTCTTTCCAGTCTTGCTTTAAGCATAACAGGTGAAGCAGCATCACCCAGAAAAGCTGCTGCCGCTGGACTCAAGTATCCAGAATCATTCCCAGACAATATGGATTATGTTAAATTTTCATCTAAAACATATGGGAATAAAAATCTTAACACAACTACTTTCGTACCTGGAGAGAGGTCTAGCAAAAATGCTCAAACAGAGGAATCAGTAATTTTACCAATTCAATCGGCTATAAGTGATGCAAATACAGTTGGATGGAATGAAGAAACTTTTAATCCAGCTCAAATAATTGGAGCAAACTTAGCAATATCTGGAATTACTGGAGGTGGATCAGCATTTATTGGTAGTCTTAAAGAAGCTTTGGACAAAAGTACACAACAAAATATGCAAGGTTCAGTAGAAAAAGCAATCATTGCATACTTCACTGAACAAGCAATAGGAACACAAGTTTTATCAAAAGTATCAGGAGCAGTATTTAATCCAAATACTGAGTTATTGTTCCAGGGTCCTCAACTTAGATCTTTTAGTTTTAATTTTAAACTAACTCCCAGATCAGATACTGAGTCTAAAATCGTTAGGCAAATTATTGGATTTTTTAAACGTAATATGGCCCCACAAACAGAAACAAGTGGATTGTATTTAAAAGCACCTAAAATTTTTAACATTGACTATTATTACAATGGAACAAAAGGTCATCCTGGTATAGGTTTGATTAAAGATTGTGCCCTTCAAGCATGTAATGTTGATTACACACCCGATGGAAGTTACATGTCATTTGAAGATGGCGCAATGGTTTCTTATAATTTGTCACTACAGTTTATGGAATTAGAACCAGTGTATGCAAAAGATTATGATGACGAGAACGCTAAGGATCACCTAATAGGATATTAAAGAAATGACCAGAGAATATTTTAAACAAATTCCAGATTTTGAATATGCTGCAATTGATTTAGAAAGAAATTCCATATCAGATTATACTACCGTAAAAAATCTTTTTAAAAGATCTAAAATACGAGAGGATATTTTTCAAAATATTTCTTATTTTGAAAAATATACAATTCGTGGTGATGAAAGACCCGACCAAGTAGCTGATTTATTTTATAAAGATCCCACTCTAGATTGGTTAGTTTTAACAGCAAATAATATTAATAATGTTTATGAAGAATGGCCAAAGACTCAATACGCCTTTAATGAGCATCTTTTACAAAAATATGGAAGTTATGAAAATTTATACTCAGGAATTCACCATTATGAAACCAGTGAAGTTAAAACAAGGGCGGGATATATCATCGTAGAAGGTGGTAAAGAAGTTAATGAGGGATTTTTTAAAGCACCTGAATACGAAGTAGAATTAGATTTTAATGTACAATTACCCACTGTGATTCCTGGAATTTTTGCAGCAGGAACGGCATCTGTTGATGCCGTATCAGGAACAGTTACTCAATTAACATTAACAAGTCCTGGAGCAGGATACACTGGAATTGCCTCGGTATCAATTACTGCACCACCAAATCCAAGAAAAGGAATAGTGTCTGTAGAACTTAATGTTCCTCCAGATGATAGAGAAGTTGGTGCAATTACAATTATAGATGCTGGAACTGGTTATACATTCCAACCAACAATTACATTTAGTGACCCACCACCAACAATTACTGCACAATTAACTCCAGTTATTAGTGTTGGTGGTTCAATAACTTCTATAACAATTTCAAATCGAGGAGATGGTTATACATTTACTCCATTAATTACGATTGATCCACCACCCGATGTTATTAGCAGTGCATTATTCATCACTGATTCTAACTTTACTGTAGGATCTGGGTTTGAAGGATTTTTCATGGATGCTCTTGGAATAAGAGTATATACTTGTCATGGTGCAAACACTTACACTAATGGTGTTGTCGAATATTATGAATTATCATCCCCATACAATATAACAAGTGGTACATTAGTTGCAACTCGTACATTAAACTTTGGTGGTGTATCCTTCTTATACTTAACTGGAATAGAATTTAAACCAGATGGCACTAGAATGTATGTCTGTGGATTAACAGGTTCTGGTTTTAAAATTGCACAATATGATTTATCAACAGAGTGGGATATCAGCACCGCAACAGTAGCGGGTGCTATCAGTATGCCAACCTCTTCTGGAATCAGAATACAGGATGATGGAACACATTTATTCATTATTGATACCCAAGATCCAGATACTATTAAAAAATATGAATTACTAACTGAATGGAATATAAACACCTTAAGACCCCTTCCATCACAGCAAGTTAATATGCAGGTATTAACTGGAGAAACTTCTATTCGTGGTTTTGCATTTAAAGATGATGGAACTAAACTGTATGTATCTGGAACTGATACTAGGCAAATGCATGTTTTGGATCTAGGTGCAAACTGGGATTTAAATACATTTACTCTATTAGGTTCTCGTAATATTCAAACAGATAGTGGAGACACTATTCCAATGGATGCTTATGCAAATCCATCAGAAACCTTCTTTATTGTTGGTGGATCTAGCAATAGAAAATTATATCGTTACAGCACCGATATTACTGCAACAGCAACGGCAACTGTAGGAGTTGGAAGTACCACATCTGAAAAAATTGTCAGTATTACAGTTACAAAGGCGGGTGCAGGTTATACTTCAACAAATCCACCAAACATTTACATTCAACCACCAATTCCACATAGAACTGCAACTGGATATGTATTAATTCTTAACGGTGGCGTCTCTGAAGTTGTCATGGTAGATCGTGGATACAATTATAGAACAGCACCAACTGCTGTAATCGAAAATCCTCTTCCACCAATCACAGCGACTGGAGAAGTAAAAACAGAAGATGGAGAAATAATTGAAATTACACTCAAAAATCCTGGCAGAGGATATAATAATCCTCCAGACCTCATTTTTAGTAAACCTGGTAATTTATATGAACCTCAAGTTAATGAGGTGTTTGAACGATCTGGACAAGAGTGGAAATATGATGGGTACAACTGGAGAAAGAGAATTAGTTACGGAACAGTTTACTTTGATACCAGAGCAGGAGAACTTTTAGAGGTTAGTGGTAAAGAATCTTGTATTCCAGTAACAAACTTCCAATACGAAGAACGTATTGAGAACGAAAAAAGAAATATCTATGTTCTAAAACCAGAATACTTAACTATGGTTCTTGATGATATTGAGAACATCATGGAATACAAAGAAGGTTCTGAACAATATGTGTCCAGAACCCTTAAGAGAGGAGATAATCCTCGTTTATATAATTGATTTACTTGATCAACTTTCAGCAAGACGCTGGAAGTAACTAAGAGCATCATCATCTTCATCATCAGAAGAAGATTTTGAAGAACTCAGAGATTCAAGTTGAGCACTCAAATCTTCTGGGAGTTCACTCTCTTGAGTTTGACGAGAACCAAAATCTGGTTTGAAGGAACCACGGGTGGTATCTTCCTCTTCATACTCATCAGGATCTTGATACTTAGGAGTGCCCTTCTTACCAAGAACATAATCAAGACGCTTCTGAAGTTCTTCAAAGGTTTTAAACTCAGAAGGTGCTAGCAAACTTTGCAGCGAATATTCCTTCTTCCATACACCTTCTAGAGCATCATCATCCTCAAGAAGAGGTGAGACGCGATCAAACTCAGACTTATCATAATTCCAATAACCATCAACCTTACGAATCTTCAGTTTGAAGTTTGCACCTTGCCAGAAGTCAAAGGGGTTGATGGGTTCTTCATCTTCAAACTCAGGTTGCATTGCTGCCATAACCTTATCAAAGATTTTAGCACCATATTTGAAGAGGAATACTTTACCCTCATTTGAAGGGTTTGCGGGATCCTTTACAACATAGATGTTGGAATAGTAAGACAGTTTACGCTTCTGCTTACGGACAGTTTCTTTATCCTTTTCGTTGCCACTATTCCAGAGTCCACGATTGTATTCGGAAACGGGATCCTTTTGACCAAGAGTGGTCAAAGAATTTTCAATATACCAACCACCAGGACCTTGGAATCCGTGAGAGTACATTTTCACCCAAGGAAGATCTTCTCCTTCAGGAGCAGGGAGAAAACGAATAACTGCATAACCATTACCAGTTTTGTCCATTTCTGGTTTCCAAAGACGCTCATCAGCGCCATTAGAACTAGTGTTCATCTTCTCAACTTCTTTTACCAGTTTTTGAGTAAGAGAACCAAGTGAAGATTGTTTTTTAAGATCTGCGAAAGACATTAGATTACCTCGTATTTTTGAGATTCGGCTTGTGTGTGTCCTTTGGGGACT